CACCAAGCAAAATTAAAAATAAGAATAGATGCCGCGATGGATGGGGGGATGACCAGACGACAAGTTCGGAAAGCTTTAGAAAACACAGGTGTTTCGTCAAAAGAACTTAGAAACATTATGCGTAATAGATACGACCCGATTAAGATAAGCCGTGCTTTAATTAGAGAAGTTCGGGACGAAGTTAATTATAAAAAAGAGTCTCGACTTCTTAGCCGAATACCCAAGTCAGAGATTAACAAGATTAGGAGGTCGTTGCGTAACTCAGAGATAATTCCAACTCCTAGTGTCGCCTTACCGCCCGGTACAAGAGATGACTTATTTCTTCCTGCCCCCTCACAGCCACGGGTCCAAGTACAACCAGCCCCGCAACCGCAACCAGATCAATCGTTCTTTGATCAAACAATGGACACGATTGGCTCAACTGCGGGAAAGGTTTCGGATACTATCAGTGGAATCACAGATTCGGCTGGTAACATTGCAACCGATTTCCTTGGGAGCGACCCCGTTTCACAGTTGAGGAACTCACAGATCGCTCAGTCCTTGAGGTCTAATCGACCTTGAGGTCTATTCCCTGACCGCCAAACAACTGTATCAATTCGTCGGCTTCCAATGCAGCTTCTGTAAGTATAGTCGGGTCCTTACAGTTTGCTGCGTTCTGCAATGCGTTACCAATAAAATGCAGCAACGCTGCGGATTGTACTTTGTGCATGTCTTTAAGACCAAGGGTCTTCATATTTGGATCAATCATTCTATCTGTCCCCAATCATCTTGAATGTCTACGTCAATTTTAGATGGTACTTTTAACTTCACTCCTGTCTCCATGATTTCTTTTATCTCGGCAGTTTGTTCTTCGCTGTCTATGTTAAAACATAATTCATCATGCACCGTGAGCATAGGAGTATGACCCGCCTGATAGCAATCAAGCATGGCCTTCTTGGTTTGATCCGCGGCTGATCCCTGAATCAGTTTGTTTAGGGCCTTGTATGTGAACGCCCTTACAAGGTTTTTGCCCAGCGAACCGTATTCCTTCACGGCTTCTTCAAAGGGTAGAGGCTTGTTGTATGCAAAGCCTGATGGCTCCCACAAATGGAACCGACACTTGCGGCCCAGCAGAGTGCGTATCTGCCCCTTGTCGTTGCCTCTCTTGCTTGCGGCCAGTGCCAGCGCCTTAACGAACGGTACGGTGTCCCTGTGGCGTCCCATGAGGTCCTTGGCGGCTTCTTCTGTGATACCTATCTGGTCGGCTAGTTTGGCCGCACCCATGCCGTACATAATTCCAAGGTTCACGGCCTTGGCATCCTTGCGGCTGATGCCTGCAATGTCGGCAACAATCTGATGAAGGTCCACGTCAGATGTATTGTACTGGTCAACGATATTATCCAACACACTTTGATCTGGCATCCATGGTGTACTGGCCGCAAAATGCACTAGCAGTCTTGGCTCTTGTGACGAGTAGTCAAACGACCCCCATCGTGATCCTTCTTCTGGGATAAACAACCCGCGGATCATCTTCTTAATCTCCTTGTCACGCGCAGGAATCTGCTGGAGGTTAGGATTGGACGAAGAAAACCGACCTGTCACTGTACCACCCTCGTCACGGCGTGTGGAGTGCAGTTCTGTGTGTATCCTACCGTCTGTCTCGTGGCGCAGGATGCTATCAATGAATGTGCTGTCAGCTTTATCGAACTCTCTGAGCTTGACTAGCTTCTGGCATACCTCGGCAGGATGAGCGTTTAAATAGGCTTTATTAAACGAGGGTGCCCCCTTCTCTGTCCTTGGGTATTCCATATTGAGCTTGTCAAACATCTTGGCAATAGATGCCGAGGCCCAGATGTCCACTTCCATCCCAGCTTCTTTCTCAACGAACGCTCTTAGTTCTTTGGTCTTACCTCGGATGATCTTCTTGTTCTTGTCTGCCTTATCCAGATCAACCCGAACACCTTTGCTTCTCATATCCAACAGGCAAGGGATCAAGTCGGTTTCCAGATTCCAAATCGCCCACAGGTCTTGCTTTTCCAATTCGATCTTCAACGCTTCCCACAGCTTGAGAGTTGCAACGGCATCCCGTTCTGCATACGCGCCCACATACTTAGGTGGCAGCGTGTACATCTGTGACTTAGCGTTGATACCCCACTCAGAGGCGGCGGCTTGCAGTAGCTTCTCATCCTTGCGAATATCTGTGTAGTCACGGGCCATAGCATCCAAACCAAACGACCAACGGTTCTCGTCAACCAAGGCACCCGTAATCATCGTGTCAATGATCCGACCTTTAATCTCTACACCCTCGGCCCTTAACCAACCTGCATCGTAGGTCGCGTTGTGCATGATCACGTTCATGTCAGGCACAGACATCTGTTTCTTAATCCACTTCATCGTGAACTTGGGATCAAGGTTGTGGCCGTTCTCGTGGCGGATCGGGAAGTACCCTTTGTACTCCCCCGCCGCAACCGCAATGCCTATGATGTGCCCATCTTTTCTAGCCCAACCGGGACCAAGGGACTTGATGTTGGGGTCCTTGGTCTCAAGGTCCACGGCAACGTTCTTATACCCCGTTAGATCAGGAAACTCTGGGGGGATATTCCAATCCTTATCCATAATATTTAACTCACCCTTAAACTGGTGATGCCAATCGCTACCAAATGATTCAGTCACTTGTCGCCCCTCTTGTTAGCAAACTCTGCACCAAGGGCGGTATAACCCGCCTTGTCCACCCACGAATCCATGTGGTCTATGTTCTCACACAGACGGGCGGTCTTTACCCAATCCATCATTAGGGAAACGTGCTGATTGGTTAAGTACCCATGGGTCTTTAGGGCCCCGTTCATAATTACGTTCCAGCCTGATGCTATCCTGATAAAGTTCTCACTGGCATCCCCATAATCCTTGGCCCTCTGCCCATTGATAGTTTCTTTGGCCTTGTCCAGCAGTTGATCACGATTCATCTTCTGTCTCCTTCGCCATCATGACCAGCACCAAAGAATTACATTTGGGGCAACTCAGGTTTGTTTCCATAACGTAATCGTCGTCGTCATCCACGTCATGATCCCCACCCCAGATTAATTCAGTTTTACAATGCCAACAGTTCATAGCGTATATCTCCCTTTTCCCCATGTCATCTTCGTCATATCTTTCACTCTCGTAATACGTGTAAATCTAACCCTTAAACAATTTGCTTTCCCACTGGCACACCTCGTTAATATGCGTTTGACGTGTCGTTGGTCGGACCATCCCCACCTTCTCAACCCACCCCAACTTTTTTAAAGAGGACATCATTGCCCCCCACACGTTATGGTGGTGGGGATCGGACATCCCTTGTGTTCTGCAAAATGCACATATATTTCCTCCTTCAACAATCTTGTTTTTAGATAAATACCTAGCCGCGTTTTCGTAATACTCTTGCTTCCACTCGTCATCTGCGTGAATAAACACACGAGCTATTTCATCTTCAATAAAATCAAATCTACTTTGAGGAACTGGTTTTTTATTCATAGCGTATACCTCCAATCTTTTCTGCATTGCAGAATATAAAGCCTCTCCTTGGCCCTCGTTACACCAACGTAAAACGCTCGGTGTTCATCGTCAGGATGTTTAGATTCCGCGCAAGCACGGGTTGACCCGGTATAAACAACACAGTTGTCATCCTCGCCGCCCTTCATAGCGTGAAAGGTGGATAACTTAATGCGAGGTGCCGATGTTAAATCCTCACCTCTTCTTTGCAATGCCTCTATGTAATCTCTTTCCCCACCCGAAACGTTCAACACATCGTATGCCGATGTCTCAGCCCCGTACAGTAAACCAAAAGAAAACCGCAACTCATTCAAGGACAACTCGGAGGTCGGGTCCAATGCGTCCAGCAACTTTGAGGAACCTCGTTTGACTGACGCATTACGTCCTTGTTTCGGTAGCGAGGAGTATAGGTCCTTAATTCTCTGGACGCCTACCCTCTTATCTTGGCACAGGTCTTCCCATGTCAGCAGGTTTGCAACAAGAGTATCTGACAGACTTGATCGACCCTTGATGGAATACTTAAACCCTGCGTTCCTAACCCACTTTGATAGCGCATATACCTGTGAATTTGTACGCGCCATAATAGTCCAAGACCCACTTAGAATAGGAAGACTATCAAGGTGATAAACGTAATCGACCAGACCTTGTTCCTCACGAGGCAAGAACTCCTTTTCTACTCGGCCACTGATCCTCTGCACAATCCTCTCGGACAGGCGATGCACACTTCTGGGTATGCGATACGATTGATTTAAAACCTCAACGTCTTCCGCCGATTTAATAAACAAATCTACGTCTACCCCAGTCCATCTGTGAATAGCTTGGTCATCATCCCCAGCTATAATTACCTTCTCTGCGCGTAGGGCCAGCTTCTTAGCCATTTCCCATTGCAGAGGTGTGAAGTCTTGGGCCTCATCAATAAACAAGTAATCCAGATACGGGGCTTCCCCTATCTCAATGTACTTCTCAATCATGTCCACAAAATCGTATTTGCCAAACTCACTTTTGTATTCATCTATCTGACCACTGACTTGAACCAGTTTGGGATAGTACAGACTACGGTTTTCAGATTCGTTGAACTCTTGATCCAAGGTTATCATTCTGTACCGCGCCCGTGTATCCATCTGTAGATACTGGGAACCCGATCCGCCGATGCTGGGGATTATGATACCGTCATCCACATTAACTCTGTCCTTACCCTCAAAGTCTAATCCCAACTCGGCACCAAGGACCTTATAGTCAGCAATTTGCATTACGTCTTGCGCCTGCAAACCAAGGCCATTGAAACCAAAAGAGTGGCTGGTTCTCATGTGCGGGAAATCTGTGGCCTCTAAATTAAACGCCGCACAGGATCGGGCAATCATCTCCTCAATGGCCTTCTTGGTGAATGAAATCACCCCAATGCGTGACGGGTGCGTACCCGCGTCCAAAGCTGACTTGATCTCTTGGATCAACCTGTACGTCTTACCGCATCCCGGCGGTCCCAGTATTAACTTTGCGTTTGGTATCATAACTCTTTCCCCCTTGGCCGTGAGCTTACCCAATCCTCAACTTCTGTCAGCACCCATCGGCTTGCTGATCTCTTGGTGTTCTCATCCCCTAAAACAACGGGCTTGGGGAAATCTGTGGTCTGAGCCATCTTATAAATATAAGACTTGGATACCCCCAGTAGTTCTGCAACTTCTCCTACTCTCAGAAGTCTGTTAGAATGGGATATCATTGCTCATCTCCTTTACGGGTAATGTTGTGGTGTCTTCTTCATAGCTTGGCACCGACCAGCACCGAACTGTAGTTCGCGTTCCATCGGACTTATGGACATTCTGTTTGAAACTTTCGCCGCCAAGATCACGAATCATCTGAATAATCTGCCCTCGATTCTCAACCTTGAATCTTCTCTGGTGCAAGAAATCCAACAGTCCCTCTAACTTGAACTTAGTCTCATCACCATCTGTCCAAGGCTTGCCCATTTCCATTTCTTCTGGGGACATGGCCCTGATGTGGCTGGTACAATACGAACGAATGTGATCCTTAAACTGCCCCATGACTGTCGCTTCTTCTGGTACTTCCAAATGAGTAGCAGTTTTCATCAGTTCATTGACCTGCTTCTGCCACCTATCAGGCTTAACTTGTGGCGGCATAAAGTTCATCTGTTCCATACAAGCCCGTTGCCAGAGACTTTGGTTCTGCAACTGCTCCGTTGAAATCTGTATGCGTCCACCGTTCACATCCATGAAATAAACCCTTGGCTCGGACATCATAATCGTTAGACCCCCGACCTGTGGTGCATCTGGTGCATCGTTGCCTATTCCAAACTTACGAGCGGCACAGAGCGCAGGATCACAGTAGCTTTTAAAAGGCTGATCTTTGCATGTGTATCCCCAATCCTTTTTAGCCAGAGACTTACACAGGTTCGACATTTCATGCGAACTTAGCGGATCAGCGCACAGAGTCCGGTTGTCCTCCTCTGATCTCTTCTCCCAATTGTCGCTAAACTTTAGCTTGTTATACACCCCGCACATAAACATGCTCTTGTTGCGTTCTTCTGAGACAGGCCCGTCAGCAAACAAATGCTCAAGGCACGGTGGCCCATCAGTAAACAACTTGCGTTCACCAGCGAACCGTATGGCCTCAAGCTCTGGCAAAGATATGGATGCGGCATCAACCGCATCCA